AACGGGCCGAACTGTGGCGTGAAGACCAAGCATACAGTCGATACCGATGAATCAGGCAAGACCGTCTGGAAGTGTGAGAACTGCGGCCACACGACACCAAAGACCACTCGCATGACGGCCAAGAAGAAGGCGCTGGATGACCTCTTCGACAAGCTCTCTAAATAGCAGCATGAAGAAAAAGACAGTAGTGGCAGGAAAGTTTCACAAAGGCGATCCAGTAATAATGATCGCTGGAACGTACTATGGCACTACCGGCGTTTTCATCAAACTCAAAGCTGACAAAAATTGGGCTGACATCAAGGAAGCCAATGGCAACCTGCGCTCTCACCCGGTAGCCTGGATGGGGCACTACGAGGCCAAAACTTGACAGTCCAGAAATCAATGGTAAGCTAAATACTGTTGATCGAGATTATGAAGGTTCGACGCAGTGAGTCGGACAGAAAGGGTGGATAAACCGTAAATCAACGCAGCGAGAAAAATACAACGTATATGTCGAACACAACAACTACACGAAGCAATACGTCACGTACACAGTACATGACGGCCCTCCGTTCCAAAATCCAGGAGATGTCCTCTCCCAAGGGTTCCCAAAGACAAGATGATGAAAGATACTGGAAGCCAGACCTTGACAAAGCTGGTACTGGTTCTGCAATCATTCGCTTTCTACCAGCAAAGGCTGATGAAGGCTTCCCGTTTGTTCAATTGTGGACGCACGGATTTCAAGGCCCAACCGGAAAGTGGTTCATCGACAATTGCCCAACCAGCATTGAAGAAGACTGCCCCGTCTGCAAGGCCAACACAGAACTTTGGAACACCGGCAGCGAAGCCAAGAAAAAGACAGCTTCTAGCCGTAAGCGCAAGCTGAATTACATTTCCAACGTCCTGATTGTCAACGACCCGAAGCACCCGGAAAACAATGGCAAGGTTTTCCTCTATAAGTACGGCAAGAAGATCTTTGAAAAAATCAAGGATCTTATCGACCCGCCAGCAGAATTTGCAGACATGGCGTCCGTCGATCCGTTCGATATGGCCGAAGGTGCTAACTTCAAGCTCCGCATCGTCCGGGTCGATAACTTCCCGAACTATGACAAGTCCAGCTTCGACAATCCTACAGCGATTGGTGATGCAGACCGGATCGCAGAAGTTGAAAGCCAGTTGATTCCTCTTACGGAACTCTTGGACAAGAAGCATTTCAAATCGTTTGAAGATTTGAAGAAGCGGTTTGACCAGACAACTGGTGGCGCAGTTGGTGATGAAGATCCGGCAGCAGAACCGGAAGCAACAGCCGACGATAAGCCGCCATTCGATACTGACGATGATGCGCCAGTTGTAAAGCCTAAGCCGAAAGCAACGTCAAAAAATGTAGCCGCAAAAGCTACAGCAGCCGCATCTGTTGACGAAGACGATGACTTTCTTGCAAAGGCTCAACGCCTAGCTAACAACACAGCAGACTAGATAATAGTCAACAGCCGAAGAAAAAGGGCGGATCTCACTTTCGAGTGGGGTCCGCTTTTTTGTGTGTAAATAGAAGCATGAGTGAACCAATTGTTTATCAAGTTCGTGCGATTGACGCATGGGGCAACAAGCGAATCGTTCATGCATACGAAACTGAAGACGCCGCCAAAGCAGCCATTCAGACGATGCGTAAACGTGCTCCTGCCCGGTATGACATCAAGGCAGTTCCAAACCAGCCGGATCAATATTGGGGAATCAATTTTCCACCACCGATGCCAGAGAAGCCAGCGGCCCGTCGAAAGGTTCTTCAGCAACCATCACAGCCGCCCAAGTAGCGCACTCTTGACATCCGCTCGATCTGTTGTACGATAGAGGCATGAAACTTGGTGATCCCGATACCTACGTGCAATGGAACAGATGCGAAGACCCTGGCGACAATCCAAAATGGGAATCGCAATGCGGCATCATAGAGCAAATTGAGTTTGGTGAACTTCCAGTTTTTCATGGCTTCGTTGGCCCGGAGCGAACACTCATCCGGCATCCAACAACGACGTTAACCAGCATCAAACACATCATCGAAAAAGAATATCAGAAAACACACCATCTCGAATGGTCCTACGACGAAGATTGACGTTCGTGCAGCACTCGAAAATGTTGCCATGCTTCGTCATCAGTCCGATTGTGTTTGAAAGCATTCCACCACCAACAAACGATTTGGGTGTTTTCTTCGGCGTATCCGGTATTTGGTACGATCTGATCGAGACTTGGAGCGAACATGTTACGTGAATTTTCGATGAGAGTGTAACTAAAAGAATCTCCTGTTTGGGCACATTTTTCCGATTGAAGATGCTGTACAACCCATTCCTTTGTTAGTGTAAATGGTAACTGTTTTTTACGTGCT